CTAGCCGCTGCACTCGGTCCTATTGGCGTTGTCGCCGGGGCTGCGGCGGCTGCACTTTACCTCTATGGCGACGGCCTGTCTGATGCGGAGCGTTCCTCTATCGCCACCGAAGACGCCATCCGTAAGAATGCAACTGCACTGGACGCGGCAAAGGCTTCTTCGGAGGGTTATACGCGGGCGTTGAGAAACCAGATAGCGATGCAGTTGGAGGTCGCCAAAGCTGAGGCGGCAGCAGCTTCATCATACGCAGACGCGGCTACAGAACGCGCTGTAGCTTTCAACAAATACTCCAAGATGCTGGGCGTTGACGCGCGTTTCGCGCCGTTTGAATATGCAGCAGATGAAGCTGAAAAGGCTGTGGTTCGAACGGCAAACGCCGCAACCGCTCTTCAGAAGCAGTTGGATCAGGTCGACTCCAACGTGACAAAGGACAGCGGCTTTGGTGGCGGATCTGGATCGGCTGCAGATGGGAAGACAAAGAAGACCCGCGAGAACGAATACCAGCGCGAGTTCGAGCAGATTCAAAAGCGCACTACCGCTCTCAAGGCTGAGACGGCTGCGCAAGCCGGCTTGAATCCGCTCGTCAACGATTACGGCTATGCGGTCGAATTTGCCCGCGCGAAGCAGGATCTCCTCACTGCCGCGCAAGAGGCAGGCGTGAAGATCACGCCGGAACTCAAGGCTAGCATCGAGCAGCTTGCATCGGGCTATGCAAACGCAGTGGTTGCGTCCGAAAAACTTGCTGAAAAGCAGGATGAAATTCGTCAGCGCGCCGAGGAGGCAATGGCCACGGCAAAGGACGTCACGCGAGGAATCATCGACGGCTTTATTGAGGGCGCCAGTGCAGCTGACATTTTGAAGGACAGTCTGAAGAAGATTGCCGACACCCTCCTAAACGATGTACTGAACAGCATCTTCAAGGTTCAGAATGCTTCTGGTGGAGGTGGTGGCTTTCTAAGCGGTCTCTTTGGCGGCATCTTTGGCGGTGGTGGAGGCAAATTTCCATCGGCGCCGGGCGGCCTGTATTCAAGCGGCGGCTACACCGGCGACGGCGGCAAGTACCAGCCCGCAGGCGTTGTTCACAAAGGTGAGTATGTCTTCGACCAGGCGGCGGTGAAAGCTGCTGGCGGCCCTGCGGCTATGGAAGCCATGCGGCGCAGCCTGAAAGGCTACGCGAACGGTGGGCCCGTGGGCGTCTCTGTTCCGAGCTTGCCAAGTATTCGTTCCGTTGGCCCAGCGGGGCAACAGCAGCCCGTCGATGTCCGCGTCTCAGTCGACGAAAACGGCAACCTTCAAGCTTTCGTCCGTAGGGAGTCGGCGAAGGTCACGAGTGCAGGCCTGAAAAACTACGACAAGGGCTCTCTCAACCGGACGATCGTCAATGTGCGGCAAATGGGGACACGTACGTCTGGCCGCTGAATGGAGATTTCGCCTTGGCAGAAATATTACCGGTCGGCCTGAGATACGGGCCGACCTATCCTAAGCTTATGCGTTCAACGAGCGTGTCACGATGGGGCAAGCGCGCGATCTCCTTCATGGAGACGGGTGATCCGTTCTGGCAGGTTTCGATGCGTGTGCTCGCGTTGAGCAATGCCGATCGCCAAAAGCTGGAAGCCTTCATCTCGCGATGCCGCGACGGCATGGTGACCGTGCTTTATACGCCGAAGCATGTCTGCCTGCCGCAAGCCTACTGGGGCAATCCGGATGCGCCGGCAATCCTCGATACGGGAACTCTGGCGGCCATCTCCGGCAACCAGTTGACCGTCAACAGCGTCACGAACGGATTGAAGCTAACGGCGGGCGACCTGATCGGTCTCAGCCAGGGCGATTACAATACCATCGTGCGCGTGGTCGAGGACGCAGCGGCGGCCAGTGGCGCCATCACCATCAAGGTTGAGCCTTTCCTGCCGTCATACATCACCGTTGGCGCGACGGTCGTTTTCAAAAACCCGGTCATGAACATGCGGCTAGTTCCGGATAGCTACGACTGCCCT